TGTGCTATCTGATCGACAGTCATGCCGCCGCCGCCAGCTTCTTTAGGCGCGGCCATCTTGCGGATAGCTTCTTTACGAGCTTCAGTTGGGCCGCCGGTTTTGATTGCAAGAGGGCCAAGGACAGGATCAGCGTCTACAACATCAACGTAGTGCATCAACCCGTCAATAGAAATGGCTTGGGCAAGGACAGGTTTAACCCTAGCAAGCGCGGTGTTATAAGTCTCCGTTTCGGCTTTTAACGCCTCAACACGCGCTTTTGCGTCCTTTTCCATATACTCTGCGCCCGCAGTTCTGCGTGCTTCAGGAAGGTTGAGCAACTCTTCAGCTTTGTCAATCTTGCCTGCTCTAATAAACTCAAGCGCAGTTTTGTTATAGTCGTAGCTAGGCTCGGTTGAGCCCTGAACAGTGCCCGGCCCCATGACTGCTGTCTTGCCGGGGTTGAATCCTTGTTCGTATATTTTAGCAATTTTTTGTGCTTCTGCCCGTTGCGCCAAAGCATTACCCGCCGCTATCTTGCGATTTTCAACTTCTCTCGCACGATCTTCCATCGTGTACTGCATCTGCAAAGCGTTAGCCTGCTGCGCCTGTTGCGAGTTGCGGAACTGCATCATCTGATTAGCAGAACCCATAATGTCGATAGCGCCAGGAACGTAAATCTCAGCCATCGTTAAACTCCTTATGGGTATCTACTTGGAGGTAAAGGCACTTGCCCGCCGCCAGCCAACCCGGCGTAATTGTTGTATGGGTTATAGCCAGAACCATACATTTGGTTAGCGTTGAGGCCGGACACTATTGTTCCCGCCGCACCGCCCAGCGCCCTGTTCCAAGCATCCGCAGACCCAGTGTAACCAGAAGCGCGGGCGTTGCCTGCGGCTACGCCTAAATTGCCTATGTTAGCTGCTGAAGTCATCATGGTGTTGCCTGCACCAGAAGCGTAGCCCGCGCCTGCTGAACCAAGCGTGTTGGCGGTTGATTGCCCCTGCCCAAGCAAGGACTGGAGCGGGTTTAGCACGTTTGTACGGTTTGTTTGATAGCGGTTGTAGGCATTCATGTATTCTTGCGAGCCAAGATCCTGCCCGTACTGTTGCGCGGCGCGAAGCGCGTTACCAGAGATCAAACCGCCTCTAGCCGCTGCTTGCTGGTCAAGACTTTTCAAGCCTTCCTTCATGCGGAACGCATACCCAGGGTCAGATTGAAAATCAGACATACCAAAAGGCCGCATTGCAGAACCGTAACCTTCAGCGCCTGTTCTGCCGCTCAAGCCAAGGATATCCATTAAACGATTTTGCCCGGTAATGCCGGCTTCGTAAAACGGTTGCTGACGAGCAACGCCTTCCTCGTACATCTGCTTTTGAAGCGCGAGAGATTCTTTTGCCGTTTTTGCTTGCAGTTGAGCGGCTTTGTCCGCAGACTGAGCTTGCGCCTTCGCCGCCTTGCTCGCCGCTGACGACGCCATTGCGCCACCGATGAGCGACGCGCCTGCACCAACTATAGCACCTACAATAAAAGCCATCTTAATGCTCCAGTTTCAGTTGGTCGGCGTAGGCAAGCTCCTGCTTGTTATTATCACCGCCCTGCAATTGGTCAACTGTTGATTCCGTAAGTTCTTCGACCAGCTTATCAAGATCCGTCTCGTTTGTCGCGTGGATGTTTGTCCAGACCGTATCCTCAAGCGCGTGGATGGCACGCTTTGTACCCGGCTGTGAGACGATAGTGACCGGCGCTACGAGATCCATAATGCCGTCCTCGGAGATAACATGGACGTGGCCTTGGGAGAGGATGCAAAAATGTGTTGTTTTATGGACGGCGCCGGTGAGGATCGTACCGGCAGGCATGAACATCTCGCGGGCGTACATCCCATTGGCAAAGTAGTGCTTAATAGGCAAAAATGCAGGGGGCATCCCCTGCATCATATCTTCGATCTGTTGAACTTGTTCTCTCATTCTGGCACAGGCTCTGGCTCGGATGTTGGCTCAAGTTCTGGTTCAGGTGTTGGCTCAAGTTCTGTTGGAACAGGCTCCTCAACAATAATCTTAACTTCGCCCGTCTGTACATTCACTTCAATTCTGTCCATGATTTTTACTCGTACAAGATGTTGATAGTGCCAGCGTCAAAGGTATCTGTGCCGTTCACTGTAGTAATGCGAACACGATCTAGTGTCGTGGCAAGAGAAATCCCGCCTGTAATGATATAACCATTTCCTCCTACGCTGTCAGCAAGAAGTCCAAAACCAGTCCAGATATCTCCGCCTAATGCTGAAAAAATAACAGAACCACTATATACCGACGCAGCTTGTGTACTGACTGACGCAAACCCTGTTGTAAGATTAGCCCCACTGGTTACTGATGTTGCGCCCGTTCTAAGGCCATAAGTAGCGTATCCTGTAGTTGTAACGCCGGATGATGTTCCTAATCGAATAAGAATATCTGACGTGCTACTTGTACTTACGCCTCTAAACATCACCGTAATACGCTTCACATATGACGGTATGCTAGTGAAGTCGATGCTAGTGCCAGAGGTAGATGGTACGGCTGTAGCAGAGTTAATTCCCAACACCGCGCCTGAGTTAATCGTGACGCTTGTTGATCCATCAATCGTTACGGTCATGGTGCCCAAGCTCCTACGGAAATGTTAGCGCCGGACGCGCCGATTGGGTAGATCAGAAAGTAGCTATTCGCCATAGTGCTATACGCACCGCCGGGAGCGGCAGAGAGCGTGTACTGAGGCGTGAACGTACCGCCGCCATTGATACTGACAATGCCTTTAATGCTTATAAAAGCTGTAACCGCCGCAGTAGCGTTTGCACCAGTTACTACAAGATTTGCAGCAGAAGCAGAAGCTACCTGTGAAGTTCCTGCGCTGGCTCTTGTTGGAAGAACAGTAGATCCATCAAAAGAAATGCCACCGTAAAGAATACTATTAAGTGTTGCCGACCCGCCATACCCAATGCCAAGAGTATGCGATGTAGTCCCCGCCGTTTTGTTAAAATAGTACACAAATTCAAAAGCATATATCGTTGAAGTGGACAACGTGACGCTAACACCAAATACACTTTGCACCGTGCTGACGTTTGCGCCTGCAAGGTTAGATTCCAACCGAAAGAACTGAGCGCCGGGTATGATACCGCGCTGCGTGCCTTGCGCCGTAGCGTAGAACGCCTTGCCATCAAACTCGACAGAGCCGATAGCGGGCGTTGTACCGAGGAGAGTGTCTGCACCTAGAACAATTGAAGACATGGTTTAGCTCCAATTTCCGACTGAAGTGACTGTAGTAGACCCGATAGGCCGAATACGAAAATACGACCCGATACCGACAATAGCCGCAGCCGCGATACCAAGTGATACTTGCGGGATGATTGTGCCGGAAGCGGACACGTTGATAATGCCTGAAATTTGAGCAAATCCATTCGTAGCAACTGACGCAGCTGTTAACGCCGTATTAGCGGCAACACTGTATGTACAATTTGGGCCTCCGGCTGTTGCCAAAACAGCTTTTTTATCTGCCGTAGTCAAATAAAATTGCGTGAATGTAGCCGTGCCACCTAAAGCAAACCCAAATGTTCCAGAAGTTGCGCTCATGGCAGTAAGTGAGTAGAAACATTCAAATTCGTAAGTGCCAGCGGTTAATGTAACTTGGCCGTTAGCTGACGTGTTGAACAGTTTCTGTGCGGCGGTCTGTGAGGTTAGCGTGTAAGCCGCCTGCAACAGAATAATCTGTTCAGCCATTATGACACCACGTTGTGCAGCCGTAGGTGTAGCGTACAACGCTACGCCGTCATACTCCAACGCGCCTGCGGTTGTTGTGCCAAGAACATCAGAAGTGAGTACAATTTGAGACATCAGAGAACCACCCAACGTGAGCCAGACGAGATCGTAACTACTGCGCCTGAGTTAATGGTTAAAGGGCCAACGGAGTTGGCGTTCTTAGTGGAAGCAATCGTGTAGGATGTTGTGATGACTTTTTCGTTCAGGTTAAACACGGCGTCAGAGCCACCGCCTGTAGCCCCGCCGCCAATCGAACCCCAACTACTGCTATAACCTTCAAAGGTAGCCAGTGTTGAATTGTAGCGGATCATACCCGCAACAGCTTGGTCGGTAATCGTTGTAGACGCTACCGTCTGAGACGCGCTGACCGTATACGTTCCCGCGCCGCCTGTGCCGGTCAAGAACTCTGTAATGCGCGTGCCGGCGGTTACGCCCGTACCTGTGATCGTTGCGCCGACATACGCCGCGCCTGTAGATACAGATGAAAGGGCAAGCGTTGTAGCTGTGATCGACCCGATGCCGGTAAACGACCCTGCGCGTTGGGCTGTTGTGCCTTCAGGAATCTTGAACTGCCCCGTGCCGCTGCCGTACAGATAGCTGCCGACCGTAATCGAACCAGATGCGTTTAGCGTGCGGCCAGAGATATCTTTGGTAGCCGAGATTGTTTCAAAAGTTGTTGTGCCAGTAAACGCCGTATTCGGGTCTAACAAAACCGTGCCTGTAGCCGCAGGGAATGTAATTGTGTTTGCGCCCGCAATAGGAACGGTCTGCAAATCTACATAGCCGGACGTTGAGCCGTTAATGCGAAGCGATGTGATGCTAGACTCAGGAATTCCGTCAATATTGTCTTTTGTCCAGATTGTAACGCTTGCCGAGGTCTGCAACACAAACTTGTAGCTGCTACCTGTAGTCAAAAAAACTTGGGCTGACACGCGCCCTGCCGAATCAAGCACAATCGGGTTGGTGTTAGGTGTAGCGCCAGTGCTGTCAGTAAATGTTGCAAGCGGTGTAGTTGTCCCTGCGGCGTAAGTATATATCAGCCCGCCCGTCAACGGATCGCCGTTGTCGTCGAAGAACTGCCAGCCTGCACCGGCTAAAGGGGAAAGAATGACTGCCATAGCCGCACCCTACATTGATTTTTACTATTGCACAAGTTGGTAAGTAGCCGTGAAAGAATAGACCGTTGATGTTGTATTCGTAGCCGTAAACCGAAATTCAAGTTGATCATTTGTAATATCAGCCAAGATAGCGCCCTGCGCTGTACCGCCTGCGGTGGTCGTAGCAAACGTGCCTGCGGCTTGACCGGAAAACGTAAATTTACTGGCGACAGGCAATGTCATTTTTAAATTACACGCGCCTGTAGCCGTAGCCTGTATCGTAACTTGACCGCTTACCGTAAGCACGTTGTAGATTTGAAAATACTGACAAATTGCAGGCGTGCTAGACGCAATGTTGGTTGTGTTAACCAATGTTGGCGTATAGACATCGCTTATCATTGTGTTCAGGTTTTCAAAAAACCGAAACCAAGCGCGGGAGATTAACCCTGTAGTCGGGTCTGTTAGCGGGACTTGTGTGGTTGGGACGCGGTTTGCATTAGGCACTTGAACCGCTCAATAATAGATTTGCGCCGACGATAGCTATCTTTACAGGATCTGTTCCTGACACCTCATACACCCGGTCGCGCAGTTTATTGGTCATACCAAGCCGACGCCAGAAGGTACGAGTGCCGTAAGCACCAATAGCGCCCATTGACGACCAATGCTCATTTGACCATGTATGCCCGCCATCGTCCGACCAACGGAGCATGGCTTCGGGGGCATCGCCCTGACCACTGTTAAGCCCAACGCCTGTTTCAGCGTCAAGCTGAAGGCTGTGCTGGGCTGTACGGACGAGCGTGTTCTGGTCTTGTGGCAAAGCCCGCCATGAACGAAGCCAACGCTGTGGTTGGTCATCATCAGAGTAAGTTTCCAAGTCAAACGCATAAACACGGCCATCATTGTAATCGCCAACAATAACTTGATGGTTGAACGCCATCTGGCAGTTGGAACGATGACGGGTATACTCTCCGTTTACCCATGCAGCCCGTTCATGCCAGTTGTCGGTCGCAACATCATACACCCACGTTGCACCGGCAGATGGAAAGATCAGAACGTAGAAGGCGTGGCCGTCCTGTTGGTATGTGTAACCGATAGCATCCGAGATATTACCGTATTGTTGAATTTGCCACTCAATAGCGTGCGTTGAAATACGTTGGCCTGTATATCCGTTTGTGCGGTAGACGATACCCTCACCGCGTGCATCGCCGCCGAGCCAAAACACGCCGTTGTCCAGTTTGGCAACAGAGTATGCAGCTACGCACCCGATTTCGTTGTAGGCGCCTTGAATACGGGTTAACGGAAATCCTGCATTGGCTGCGTCGTACCAGACTTCGACCGAGTTCGTACCAAACAACCATGCCTCGCGATGGTCGATGATAAGCGAGACAAGGCCGTCAGGCGAACCTTCAGCACTGGCAAAATCAAGCGGGTCTACAGACGATCCATCAAGAAGAACCGTTGTCCATACGCGCTGTGAGTTAGGCTCATTAAAGACAAAATACCCGTCCAGATACCCGACCGTAACAGCGCCGGGGAAGTCAGGATCGGTGATCGGCGCAAAAATCAACGTTGTCATGTTGAAAATGTAGCCATCAGGGTTGGAAGCAATGAATATTTGCGTT